ATTTTTTGTATCTAACGAATTAATTGAGATTGATTTTCGAGCTTGAAAAAAACAAATTGTATAAATAATATAATTAATATAAATACAATCATGTCTAGTACTATAAGAACAGAGTAGTAGTATGGTACATATTTTAGTCAATCTTAAAGAAGTGAAATATAATGACATTTGTACATTTTACAATAATCATAAAAATAAAGAGTGGAATTCAATTAGTAAATTAGACCGATTTGAAGGAGGATTTTGTATTCCGTTTGGATCAGAAGATGATTTCGACAGTACAAACAATCAACAATCCAAACAGGTTCGATGGGATCGAAAACGATTAGTGACACCAGGAGGTTGCTGTCGATTTACATTGGAAGAATTGACCTTATTGCATAAGGCGATGGCTCATGTACATGGAGATGATAATGTGTTTTTGGAAACCGGTCCCATTTATAAATAAAACCCTACTTATAGTAGAAAAAAGTAAAAAAATAAGTTGAAAAGAAAATATTATATTAATGTACATAGTATTATAATGAATCATAATATGTACAACGCATTACTTTTTATAGTTGCTGGTTTTACTGGTTCTGTAGCTGGTTATCTAGCAATCACTATATTTATAAGGTGCAAAAACCGTGTTATTGAAAGTAACCGGGAACGTGCCTCTTCTACGTCCAGTACATCATCATCAATTAGTGTTCATTTACTAGACGATACTAGTGGGGTTGTATAAACTACTTTTTTTGATTTTAACTAATATTTTCTAGTACAAGATTATCTTTTATAAATTCTTCTAATTGAATAATACGATTTTCTAGTGATTCTAGTTTTTGTTCGAGTTCTTTTCTATTTTCTTCAGAGTTTCTGGTTGCTGTATTAGCTATCACAGTTTCAATATTATTTTGACTAGATTGTGGGAGTAGTATAGGATTTACGGATATATCTCGATTCCGTTCTTGTTGATATTGTTCGATTAATTCATCTACATTTTGGATAACCCCATCATCGTCTTGTACTGATTCTTCAAACATGCTTTTTGGATCGGGTAGTTTAGGCTTTTCATAAAAACTCTGGAACTGTTTCTGTTTTTCTTCGAATATACGCTTCATTCTTTCTTCAGATGTTTCAACAACGTATGATGAGTGTGATTGTTCTTGTAATTGTGGTCCTGGTGTTGGTGGTAACTTCGTTATCGATGATGAAAAATCTTGCGACTGTTGCTGTAGATGATGTATGTCAGATGAGTTTGTTGGATTTTGTGAAAATTGTATTGGATATGAAATACTGGAAGATGATTGAGCAATTTGTTCCTTAGTACTGGAGAGTAAAGATTGCATCGTTTTACGATTTAATTGTTGAAGCTCGTTACTGGATAAATACATAGAGTTGGATTTAGAAATAGTAGAATAGATATTCTTTACGGATTCACGAAAAATACTTGTTTGTTCATCATTTGATAATTGCTGAGTGACTGGAATACGGATGTATGTATTCCACAAAAGTTCTTGATTTTTAGAACTAATATATTGTTGTGCCATTTAATAATGATTATACAAATAATAATGATTATATTCATTTATCATGTTTGCTTTTGTTTTTCATCCAGCAAATTAGTGTTCCATGTACTTTCCTTAGTATATTTACTTACATATACAGGATTTTTGGTCCTTTTGTCGGTTTTGTAGTAATTGTTAAAAATATTGTAAGGTTGGGATTTATTTTCATTGGCACTGTCAGGAGTTATATTTGATCCAGTTAAACGTAAAATTCGGAAAATAGATTCAATACCAAATATGTCTGTATAATTCTTATTTTCATTAGCATTTTTATACGTGACTGAATACATAAAATCGCTTTTATCTTGAGGATTCATCGCTACATTTTTTGCACCTGGTTTTGAATTTCTATATTCATTGTAAATACTATTTATAGAACCTACTTGACTATCATATCTATCTGAAGTATTCATATTATCTTCATCTTTTTTATGAAATGGATTATTTTCTCCTTTTTCTAATTCATCGATGATTTTAATAAAAGTTTTATTACTAGGATTATAATTAATTGGTGCAGTACTATTTAATTTTGATAATTCTTCTAAATTTGCGAATTCTTCTATATTTTTAGTTGAATCGAATTCTAATATTAGTGTGTTATTATTATCTATTAAATTAAATAATTCTTTTTTGTGTTTATAACCCAGTTTAGATTTTAAAACATCTGCTTTTAATTTTTTCCCAATATTTTTTAATTTGTCAATTGCTTTTATTAACTCAGTTCGTTTAACATATGCATTTTCGTGATCTGGGCTATGTTGAACATTACCATCTTGTACTCCATCATACGGCATTGCATAGTAGTCAGTTGTGTATTTTTCTTCACTTTTTATAAAACCTTTTTCATGACCAGTACCATTGTCTATATTATGTACTTTTTGATATTCTTGGACGAAATTTTTTATATTAAAGTTATCATATGGATCTTCTACTAAAAGCTCTAAACATTTGATTATTTTGACAGCTCTTTGTTTATCTTTTTCTGTATAAGTACTACTATTTACATGTGTTTTAAGCTCTTCTATATCTTTGTAAGGGTCTATTAAATGTGAAGAAAGAGTTATAATTAATGGATGTATCGGTTTTATACTTTTTTCATTCTTTAAGGAATCGTGTTTTGTAACTATATCAAAATTGGTTATTGTACTATTATCTTTATTTAATATTGAGTTACTTTGTTTTGTCATTGAATAAAACTATAAAAAATAAATAGGCGATTTTCTATAGATGATCATTAGAAAAAATAATCCTTCTTTTTGCTTTTACGAGTTACTTTAGTAACATTTTTTTCATTTTTGCGAGTTTTTTTCAAAGCAGGTTTCGTGTTTTGTTTAGGTATTTCTTTTTTTATACTAGTACTACTATTCTTTTCTCCAGGAGTATATCGTAAAAACCATGCCTCTTTTTCAGGATCGTCATTTTTTTTGTTTCGTAATTTTTCAAACATTTCGGTTTTCTTTGCACGTATTGTTTCTAAAGTAGGCTGTGTTCCATAGCATTTCAATGTAAATCGTTTTAATAATCCTTTTTGAGCCAACCGATTTTCTTGTTCTACTTGAAACAAATATTGAGACATGCACAAAAATCGATCTTTAAAATGAACAAAATTATCTACGTTTGCATACAAAAACGCTAAATAGAAACTCAATATAGTATCAATTGTAGCAACCCGTATAGTTTGTTTTTGAATGACAATCTCATTGTAATTATGACAAGCAATCGGTTCATAAATAAAGGCTAAAGTATCATTACCAATATAAATTTCGTAGTGACTAGGAATCACTTCTCCGATTTCATGAAACTTTCTACTTTTGGCGTTAGTAAAACCATGATCATGAAGGTTTTTTAGTACAACTTGGGCACATTGTTCAGGATTCACTGATAGTACATCGAAATCCGGAATAGATTTTACAATTCGTTGCAGTTTTCTAGGCATGTATCTACTGTACAAACTCGTCGCATAACCGCCAAAAAACACAACACGTTGCTGAATAAATGTATCCTTTATTGTACAATATAATTGATTTGCTTTATCGGCACTATAATCCATGGATCGTTGGAAATCGACCTGAAAACATTTATCCACTTTTAATGGATAATATTGGTTTAATAATGTCAAACGTTTAAGAACCTTTTCCCATCTTGATACATCTCCTTCAGGTCGAGACAATTCTAAAAACATACTCATGCGTAGAAAATTAGGTGGTGTATAGTAAATACCGTTCATGATGATCGCTTCTTTTTGTATAGACGAATACAATTCCGGGTGCAATAAGGTAATATCCGCCATTGGGATAAAATTCACAAATACCTTATATGTACCATAATGAACACCCGCTTTTGCTTCCACGTCACTATAACCATTTTCATTAAAAATATTGGCTAATTCTTTTGCATGATTTACTGGATCTTGAGAGAAAAAATCATAATCGGGAATATCCAAAGTACGGTCATAAAATTGTGCCTCTTCGGGTAAAATATTATTAATAGCAGTACCACCGTAGCATATACATTTGGATTTTTGTAAAAATTCTTCTACAATAGAGATCATTTTTTTAACACCATCTGAATTGGCGATTTTTGTCTTGTTTGCATTTTCATTATCATCTACAGCTTGTCTCAAAATAGCCAATTCACATTCATCGAAGGTCATTTCTTTTTTGCATAATTGTGGGTAATAGTTATTCGGTTTTTTCCCATTCTTTTTATAATTAGAATGGCGACGGCGACCATGATGACGACGCGATTTATTATATTGTACAGTCATTTGCGTATTTACATTATACTGATATAATTTTTTACACTAATTAGTAGAATAAAAAATAGGGTCGTGATCAGGTATTATTAATGAATCGCTTGTTTTAATGCAGGACCATTTGGATGACACTCCTTTTCCAATATATGATAATCGACTTTACTGGCTGGACCACCAGTAATTGCACTAGCTAAACGTGCTCGAGCCCACGATTGAGCGGTTTGATTCGGTCTAGATCCACTACTGTAATATGCCCCTCGGCCTTTTTTCAATATTTTGCGCAATCCTTTTCTAGTACAACCCGTTCGTTTTGCTAAAGTCTTGGATGCAACAATACTATTTACACCATATTGTTCCTTTGCACGTTTAACGTGATTGGATTTACGTGATTTAAATGACCTGGAAAATGGGCGATTTTTGTATATTTTTTTGTCATACAATTTTCGCGTTTCCAAAATGTTTTTTTTTTGTTTTTTGTGATCCTTTTGTGATAAATGCTTTGGTATGTATTTTTTCGGTATTTTGCCCATATTGTATTTCTACAATACACGGATAAAAAAAGGACCACACTACATGGCCTTTAATTTTAATTTAATAAGTTAAACATTATAATAATTTATACGTACATAGCTAATAAACTCTGACTCATTGGCTCATCTCCTTTAATTAAGATATCAACATGCTTCTTTTCTACAGTCATTGGGAAGGTGACCTCAATTGCGATTTCTTTTACAAACATATTTTGTTCAGGCTTGACTAGACGGAATAGATTCAATTTAGTGTGAATGATTTCCAAACAACGTTTCAAATTACGAACACCTTGTTCAGCTTTACAATATTCAGGATGAGTAATAATATAATCCAATGTATCATCCTTAATAATGATATCCTCTTCAGAAAAGCTTACCTGTTCGCGGATTTTGGGCAGTAAATGTTTTCGTGCAATGATGATCTTTTCCTTTGCGTTGTATCCTTTTGTTTGTATGCGGTACATACGATCTTTTAAGATAGGATTCACTTTACTTTCATCATTGTAAGAGAAGATAAATAAGCACTTACTTAAATCGAAATGTACTTCGCTAAAGTATTTGTCGTGAAATTGTGAATTTTGTGAAGTATCGGTTAAATGAGTCAAAATACTGGCGATTTCTTCACCCTTTGGTGTATCACTAATTTTATCCAATTCATCAAAATAAATCACAGGATTCATCGATTTTGCTTCCATTAAGATAGACACGATTTTACCCCATGCGCTGCCCTCGTAAGTGTAAGAGTGACCTTCTAAGAAACTAGCGTCACTTGTACCACCTAGAGCAATGAATGCGAACTCTCTTCCCAAAATTTTACTAATACCTTCTTTTACCAAAGTCGTTTTACCAGTACCTGGAGGTCCTTTAATTGCGATAGCCGTTCCCATTGCATCAGGGTTCGTTATCCATTGACCAACCATTTGTAGTATTTGCATTTTGGCGTCGTCTAAACCGTAAGTACAACTATCCAATGTTGCTTTCGAACTCTCCATGAATTCATGACATTTATCTACACCGTCTCTAATATTGACAGATAGATTTTTGTAGATACCATATGGAACGCGCATGAATCCATCGACCCAGTTTTTCATTTTGTAATATTCAGAATCACTTGGGTCCATCGATTTCAATACATTGAGTTTCTGTAAAGCAATTGCCTTGAATCTAGGTGGAATGTTCGACTCTAATAAACTCAAACGATATGGTTTATCGGTGTTTGTCAAAGCATTGATCTCCTTTAAATCGCGCATTACCTTGAGTTGTTCTTGGTGTGACAACTTTTTCTTAAAATAAGATATTTCATTTGTATTTTTGGATTTCTTGGGATCTTGATGTACTAATTTGTAATACTTGTCAGTATTCTTATTTCTCTCCTTTTTCACTAAATCACTGATTGATTTTCTACATTCATCTACTGCTTTTAAAAGTATCTTATTTTTAGGCGATTTTTTCAATTGCTCGGTTAAATCATCTCGCAATTTCACCATTTCCGCATACTTTTTCTGTACATCATCATTGACTTCCTCTTGTTCATCTTCACTATCATCATTACGATTGTTCTTATTCTTTCTTTTCTTAGATGAATCTTTCTTGGAATTCTTTTTCGATTTCTTGGTCTTGTTGTTATTTTTTGATTTGACCTCTAATTTAGGATTATTTTTAGGAGTAGTATCTGTAGAAGAGGATGAATCCAACTTAGGAGCATTTGGCTTGGGTTTATAAGTTTCTTTCATAAACGTTTGTTCATCATCACTATCGCATTTTTCATTCTTATCTTCCTTCATCATTTCTTGATAGTCTTGCTCGTCATTTCTTTGACCTGGAGCACCACCTTCGAATAGTATAATTGAACCACCTGCACCACCTAAAGTGATTGTACCATCTTCATCCACTTCGAATTCTTCACCTTCTTCTGAATCGATTTCTTCTTCTTCTTCCTCTTCATCAGCGTCTTCTGTTTCATAATCAGAATCGTCTTCAGAATCACTATCATCATCTTCATCATTTTTATGTTTGTTTCTCTTTGATCTTAAATTATGGTTATTCTTGTATTTTTTGTCTTTAGCTGATTTCTTTACTGCATTTCTCTTTTTGGAATTTCTCGACGACTTTTTACTTTTCACTACTTTCTTTTCTTGCTTTTCAATGGCTTTAGTAAAGATATCCTGAAAAGCGTCCTTGA